TTCGCGTGTCGAGCACAAATACCGGGGCATTCAACGCGTGAACTGTCGCGAAACTCTCGCACTGTGCACGGTCCACAATCAGCTGAAGACCGTCCCCTTGCACGTCAGTGACGAGCATCACCTCGCGGTCGACCTGGACAAAATCACCAGCGGCCGCGATGCTCGCAGTCCCAACCGTGAGAGTCGTATCGCTGACGGAAACCGCCACCGTCAGAGGAACGCCACCGGGACCGTCGAGTTCATCGCGGTAGCGCAGAGTCAGCGTCCCGCTCGTGATCGTCTGAGTATTTTCAAGGACTGAGAAGCCAATACCGTTGAGCTCGACTGTTCCGTCACCCCGTGCATTCATCGCAAACGAAGGTTGCGGCGGCACGTCGAAATCAGCGACCCCGAGGCCCCCGCCGCCGACCCGGTAGCGCGTAACGATCGCCAGCCCCTCGAGCGACTCCACATTCTGAGCATTGGCCGACCGCCCGGTGATCTGCAAAACTTTGTCCCGCACGTTGGGAATTTGAAACCGCGCCGGACTCGTCCGCGCTCGTCCCCCGAATCGCCAAGTATTGTCCGAGATCACGAACACCGAACTCTCGTCTGGCTCAACTACCCAGCCAGGGGCGACAAACGCGGTCGTCGCTGTGTTCGTAGTCACCACACGCTCCTGCCCCGCCCCTTTACCGCGAACGAGGCGCACCGTATGGCCGATGAAAGCGTCAGGAGTCATCGCAAGGACGCTGCTCCCCACCGAATCCGCACTGAATACGGACGCAAATTGCTCCTCGGTATCCTCCAGCCGCCAGTAGAAATTGGCGTGATCGAAATGCGGGTCGGGAGCGCCGTCAAGCGCAAGCGCCAACCCCGTATCAGAAAACGTCGCCGCCAGCGCCTGCCCGCTGGCAATCTGGCGTAGCTGCGATGGCAGCGAGCCACGGTAGACGCTAAAGGTGGCGGTTCCGGCGGTGAAGCTAAGCCCGCCTAGCTGGACCTGGTTCGAATCCACCCCAGGCGGGATGATCGATCGGACAACAAACGAAGGATTACTCTCTAACCCATCACCGTCCGTCGCGGTAACCGCGTAATAAAGCGCCTGACCACCCTCGATCGTCCCACCGGTGGTCAACACCGTCGGCTGCAAACTCACAATCGGGGTCCCCGCCGAGAGCGATTGACCCGCCGAAGGAGGTGTGAATCCGACCTCAACCTCAGTCAAGATCGTCCCATCCGTCCCTTGGATCTGAAACTCTTGAATACTAAACTGCGGGTCCCCAAACGCGTCTAATTCATCGCCATACAATGACGTTGGAATCGACGGCTCGGAACCAGGCAGTCTTTGAGTAGAAGGTATTAAACTCAACTGGCCATTTGTATCGTTGTACCAGTTGTCATTGTGAATCCGGGCCGTAATACGCAACGAGCGGTAATTGGCGCCTGGCTCCAGTTTCAAGATGCGGAAGGGTTGATCAACCAAACCTTCCCTTATGTAGGTCACGACGACAATATCGCCAACCCTCTGACCCATTCCCTTCACTGTCGTCTCGAATTCGATAAAGCGGTTTCCCTCGACCGACCTGTCTAGGAAGAATTTCAATAGCCGCGCTCCCTGGTCGAACGTCGGCAAACCATCGATAATCAGGCGTCCGGTGATCTCTTGTCCAGTGCGCGCGATGTCCTCGCTATCGACAAGCGCAAGACTATCCTGCTGATATTCATTGAAGCGATCCGCGAACTCCACCGAGAACCGGTTTGGCGTGTCGGCGATCGGTCTTGACCATAGGCGCACCGTCGGCGCACCGTCCTCCCGCCTCCTAATCGCCGACGGCAAGCCTGGGACCGAAGCGTCCGCATACACGTAAGCAGGCCAGCCACCATTGATCTGCGTGAGTGCGTTTGAGCCCGCCGGCTTGGTCGGTTGCTGAAGTAGCAATGAATTCTCGACGAACACCGCGAGTCGGCCATCATCGCGATAACTCAGCTGCAACCTCGCGCTGTTGCGAATACCACGAATCAAATCCGCCGCCGTCCGCCGCGACCGTACGACCAAGTCACACCGGAACCGCTCAGTCGAAATCTGGTTCCCCAAGTTGTCCGACGACGCAATCGTTTCATCACAGAAAGCGGCCGAATCCGCAAAGCTCGGCAAATCCATCTCATCCATCCGCCAGCCGCTACGCCGCAGCACATCCAGCAACACCCAAGAGGGATTGCTCGAGAATGAGAACCCCTCAGACGTGCCAACTCCGTCGAACGTCTCAACCTGAAGACCCTGCATCAAGACCCGAACCTGAGGTAGCACGCGGCCGTCGTGGATCTGATTCGGAGTAACGATCGAAAGCGCGGCCAGACTGCCGTAGGGGTCGCCTAGCGGTGTGCCATCAGGTGCGGTGAAGTTGAGGTTAAAGCCGCCGGTCCGTCCGCCGTCTGCGAATATATTCCACCAACCACTCCGAGTCATATCCTGCCCGGCGAGGCCGAGGGGAATCTCAACGTTGTTCACCAAAACGGTCAGAATCTCGCTGATCTTTCCGGCCGCCAGCAAGACTTCCATCCGGGTCAGATTTCCGTCGTTACGCGCAAACACAACGGGTGGCTCTACCCACGCCGTCCCGTAGACCAGAGGGACAAAATCGTTGTACCGGGCCTCATTCACCGCGACAGGCGAATCCTTGAGATTCCTCTCCCCGTGTGTTCGTACGCGAATCGTAGCCGGGACAAACTCGACCCCACCGAACCGTCGAGTATCCGCCGTGCTCGAATCCTTGTCGAACATCCCGCGCTCGACACAATCGGCCCGCGTGAAGTTGCAGTCGGCAAACGGCTGTCCCCCACCGTCAAGGTTCCCCACCCCGCCGACTTCGCCAGCCGAGTACCCGCACTGAAAGAAACGCGAATACCGCCCTTCCGTTCCCCCTAGAACCGCCTCCTGTCTTTCCGTAGCATTCGACGGGAACGCCCATGGGCATCGCCTTTGAATTCGAACCGGAGGCAGCAGCACTCGCTGCATGTTCATCCGGTTGATAGCCGATATTCGGATAGCTGACTCCGTGATCTCATCCGGAGGATTCAGGATTCCCTGGAACACCACGATCGACTCGCTCGCCTCCGCGTCTAGAATCAAGTCATAAAACAGGAACGTAGCGGTTACCCGCGCCCCTTTGAAGCCGACCGCCGAGTCAATCTGCGAAAACTTGGAATCCTGATTCGCGAGAGTAATCGTAATCCGCGGAATCGCGTCGATCCCATTCTCGCTCGCCGCCTGGACCTCGAAGAAGTTGTGGCGCGCAACCCGGGCTTCATACGCCTCCGAGTCAACCGTCACGGCGTGAGTGCTCCAGCGCTCAATCTGGCCATTTCCAAGCTCAACGTCGAAGACCAGCAGGGGCGTCTGTGCGACGACTTGTTCTTTCAGGTTTGCGACGGTGTCCATATAATTCGAACCAACCCTGCGTGACGTCCCTTGGCGGTCTGTTGGTCTCCCAACGCGTCCTGATCAAACCTCGCGTTCGAATACGCGCCGGCCTGCTGCTGCGTGCGCTTGTACGCTGACGCGCTGATCTGCGCCTCGAGTTGCGGACCAAACACATCGATCGCTGCGCCGCTCGGCTTGCTCACTAACCACCGCACCTCTTCCGAGGCCGACGCAAAACCCGACGTAACTTCGTATCGTCGCCACTGGCCACTGGAATCAACCGCAACGGCGACCTCAGTGCTGACCCCGTCGGTGATCTTCAACTCAACTCCCCCAACCGAGCTCCTCACCCAGGCGCTGGCCACATAGCGAAACGCCGCTGGCCCCACGATCGCCTGCCAAAACTCGCCGGCGCCGCTCACCTGGACGGCCGCTGAGCCACCCAGAGGATCCGCGCTGCCTCCGACAAGCGTCACTCCCGACGTCTGCCAGGCCGATTCATCGAAGTCCTCGGACCAAGCCAGCAAGTTTGATCCCGGCTCAAGGAACACGAACGTCTGCAGCCGACCTTCGACAGCGACCAATAGGTCGGCAACATCCTGCCACTCCGAATCATCGAGATCAGCAAGCGACAGCTCCCACATTCTCTCTTCGAAATCGACGTCGCTTACCCGAATCTCCGAACCGTCAGCCAGCGGCTCTCCCAAGGTTCGAAATCGGCGCTCTCGTCGAATCGGGAACTGCGCCGGGGCCCCCGTGGATAGCTGTGGAAAAGCGTTCATTGAACTTCAACAACCGTGAGACTCGCGCTACTGTCGAGCTCTCCGTCTTGGCGCAATGGCAGCAAGTCTTCTCCGAACCGGCACTGGGTGACCAGTGCGCCGTCCCACGGGTCCTCAAACTCAAACTCGCCGAACGAGCCACGCATATCGACAAAGAACTCAGCGAGGCGGCTCAACTCCATCTCGTCCAACAGCGAAAGATCCACAAACCAGCGGCGTCGTCCGGCGCCGTAGTCGCGAAAGCGCTGTTCGGACATATCCAAAAAGCGGTGTGCTTCAGTCGAAAACCGCAATTCACGAGTCGCCGGATGCTGCGCAACCACGCCAGTCTTCAGCTTTGGGAATTCAGTCATCCTATTCGCCTTTTAAACTTCCTCTACCCGCAGACCTGGGTCGGCCGCAAAGGCCTCGATCCACTGCACGTCGAGGGCTTCAAACGGGTGCGATACCACGAAGCTTCCATCCGCCAGCTGCACTGGCCGCCCCAATTTCACGGGGCCAACACCAGATTCGATGTACGCAGTCACGTCAAGATCCGCGATCACCCGCAGCGCCGTGTCCTCGTCCTGAAACACAACTCGCGTCATCAACTCTCCAACCGGCCCAAAGACTGGGCCCTCCATGCTCGTCGCCTCACCTCGCGCAGCTGCTCTCGGACCGCTAGGTCCGAAACACTCCAAGCCCGCTCCCGCGCTGCCCGAGCGTCTGCCTCGCTCAGCCCCACTCCAGGGTCCTCATCGGGTAACGGCTCCTTCTCTCCTCGATCTATCCCTCCAACGGGCCAGTCAATCAAAAACGCCCCAAACTCCGGGAACGTTTCGGGCAGCGGGTCAGTCGCCAAGCTCCGCCCCGCGGGCGCAGCAGCGCGCCAACCCGTCATCGGAATCGCCACCATGCCGTCTGCGCAGGTAGCCCACACTTCTTGCCCCAAATTTTGGACCGACCGCA